TTTCTTTAAAATTAATGTAATTTTTTTTCTTTAAAATTAATGTAATTTTTTTTCTTTAAAATTAATGTAATTTTTTTTCTTTAAAATTAATGTAATTTTTTTTCTTTAAAATTAATGTAATTTAAAAATTTTTTAATTCTTGTATAAACCAATCCAAATCTTTAGTTTTGTTTAACACCAAATTAATTTTATTTCTGTGATCAATAATTAATTGTTCATTATTATCTTTCTCAATTAACATTAAAATAATTCTCAGAAATATATGAATAAACTTATTTTTTTTATATTCTCTAATTTCATTTAAAATAGAAATTTTTGATTTGTGATTACTACTAAATAAAATCTCTAAATCTTTGAACTTTACATCTTTTTCATTGATTTCATTTTCAGAATTTACACTTTTTTCGAAATTTCCTAAATTATTTAATTCTACAAATGATTCAGTACTAAATTTTATCAATTTATATTTCAATTCATCATTCAATTTTGAATTGTCATATATTCTTTTCAATTCCAATAAAAGATTATTTGTTAAAAATAATAAACCAATCATACAAATTGTATCATCAAAAATAAAATTTATGCTTGGTATATTATTTGTGATCTTTGTATTAGTCAGGTTTTTTAAATTCAAAATTACATCTATATTTATATAAAAAGTATTTAAAATTATAATTAATCTATATCTATTTTTATCGTCTATTTTAGATTTTACATAATTTAAATATAAAAATAATATATAAGATAATAAATAATCATTAAATAATTCATTTATCACATATGATTGTACTAAACTAATTTCATTATTTTCTATTTTAAAATATTTTTTTTCTTCCTTAATATTTTTTATAAATTTATCCATTTAAATATAAAAACAAAATATAAAATACTATTTTCCGTCTAATTATTTAAATTTTTTTTTACTCTAATTATTAAATATTCTAAAATATATTTAAAGAAATCACTATATAAATCCAATTCTCGCAATCCATCCCTAAAATTTTTAACTAAATCTGTGAAATCATCATATGCCTTTTCCTCGCCCATAATAATACAATAATTTAAAATAAAATCATTGTTTCTTTCCAAATCTTCATTCCTATCTTCAAAGTCATCACTTATTTGAAATAATAATCCAAACATTTTAGATAATTTTCTCAATTTGGAAATATTCTTAAATTCACCACCTGATAAAACATAACCCAATATAAAACTTAAATCAAAAAAAGGTGAAGTTTTATCACTTATAATTTTTATTAGATAATCTCTTTTTATTTTCCCTATAAAATTAATTTCATTCTTTTGTATTATCTTTATTGGATAAATATCCCGAAATTGACCATTTAATACATCTTGATAATTCAACATAAACAGATCTAATAAATCTATCTTTTTTTTAAAATCATCTTTAATCATTTCATTATCATGTATATTCTTATTAATTAATTTTAAACTGTCATTAATCAAATAATAAGATATTAAATAAGCATTCGTTTCACCAAAACGAATATGACATGATTCACGATTTCTTCTTAAATTATCATTATCCATACACGGTAAATCATCCAATATTAAACTTGATGTATGTAAACACTCTACTGCTAAACATAGTTCCATTATTTTTTTACTATCACCAACTCTATCATATTTATTCAAATTTCTATTATATACATCTAATGCTATCATTGGTCTTAATCTTTTACCATCTTTAAAACACCACAAAAGTATATTTTTTATATTCTCAATTTCAATATTTTTAATATATTTATCTATATTTTCATCTATTTGTTGTTTATACATTTTAAAATCTTCCATATTCTTATTTATCTTATATAAAAAATTAGATTAAAATAAACAAATTTTTATAAATTATAAAAATATTTACTATAATATAATGATAACCAAAAAACATAAAAAAAAAAAAAAAAATATTAAATTTAATGAATTATCACCACCAAAAGATTATAATCATGCTGATTTCATATCAATTAATGGAGGTGTAACACGAAGAAACTTTTATAATTATGGAAAACGATCTGATGTTTTCGGTCGAACTTCAAAACATGACAAATGGTCAAATCCATACACAGCTTGGGAAAAATATAATACATCCGGATTAAGCCCTAATGCTAATTATATTGGTCCTGTTCCTCCCTCTAATCGTTTTTATAATTCTATTACCTATAATTATAAATTTGGTGCCCCTAAAAATAGTAATAGTAAACGAAAAAAAATTATACCAGATAATACTTATTCATCTTCCCAACTTCTAGATATTAATAAAAAAGTTGAAAAATCTCTCTATCTAAATAACTTAAGAAACAGATATCTTGCTAATAAATATAGAAAAGATAAACAAATCACTAATCAATATGTAAATAATCTATCAAACAATATTAATTTATATACACAAATTTCTCCACAATTCTTTTATAAAAGTCCTACCAAATATACAAGAGATTATTTTGGATCAACTCTTAATCAAGGTGCAAAAGCTTGTAATTGGAGAGAAAAGGAATATTTAAATACTTTAGTCAGTTCACAATATTGGATTCCAAAATCAAAATTACCTAATGCTCAAGGCTACGGAATGAAAGTATTTAATGGTTTAGATAAAAAAGAATTAATTAAAGATTGGTGGAAATATTATCCAACTCTCCCTTATGATTATTATAATAAATCATTTTTATAAATACTTTTCTTATCATTATCATTGTAACAAATTTTTTTATGATATTTAGATGTTAACAGTCTGACTTAGATATAAGAACTAAGTAAAAAAAAAAATATTATAAAAAATTAATTTTCGGAAATGTAACTGATTATTTAATATTTTTTTTTAACAATATGATTCTTAAAAATTTTTCATTATATAATAAAATCTTTGTATAATAATAATAATAATATGTCCAAATTTAAATCTACAAAAAAAAAAACACTAGAAAATATTCCAAATAATCAACAAATTGTCGTTCAATTTTCAAATGGGAAAAAAAATAAATCAATAAAAAAACTTAAAGATTTTATAAATATCTCTTCAAAAACAGGTTCATTATTTAATGAACCAAAATCAATAAAACTAAAAAAACAAAATAAAAAAGATATTTTTGGGTCATCATTACATTCATCTAAATTATTTTCAGAAAAGAAATACGTACATGAGCAACAAAATAAAAATAATTCTCAAAAAGAAAGGATTATTAATGAAATATGTATACCTAAAATAGATAAAGATAGGGAAAATTATGATGAAGAAATCGAAAAATGTTATCAAATAGAATTAAATAAAAAACTAAATAATATTGTCTTTAAAAAGGAAAAGGCGAGTGATCATCCATTAGCAAAAAATAAAATTAATTCTAAAAATAAAGAAAAAAGCAAAACTATTGATATTGATCACATAAATTTTAATTATTGTAACACAGAAAACGAAAGTCATGATCCAGTTTTTTCTCCATTTTTTCTTAGGGATCAAAAAAAAAATAAATTATTAAATTGGCCAGGAATACCGGATACTGAGCCTTCACTCAAATATGATCCAGCATTTTATGATAAATTAGATAATTATTTTTCAGGTAAAACTGGAGATTGTAATTATAATGTTCCTGATAGAAATAAAATAAATCAATCAACTTGTTCAACTAAAAAATCAGATTCTATAAGACTATATCGTTATCAAAAACTTGTATCTGACTATTTATCTCCTGAAACACCGTATCGTGGACTGCTTGTATATCATGGATTAGGATCCGGCAAAACTATTCTTTCAATCAGTGTATTAAGTAATTTTATTAAAAGAGATCCAGATAGATCAATTATTGTAATTACTCCACCCAAATTAAGAGGAAATTTTATTTCTGAACTAAATCTTTTTAGCCCAATTGAACTATTTGGTGAAACAATCGGACAAAAAATAGAATTTGAACTTCACAAAAAATTTAAAAAGGATGATATAAAAAATCCACTTTATCAAAAGAAAAAAAAAGAATTATTTCGAAAATATTGGAATTCACGAATTTATGTTGCATCATATGAAGAATTAGCAAATCGTCTTGAACGAAGATATTTAAATGGACGTCCATCTGGTTCAACACAATGGAATGAAGGAATTCAAGATAATTGTTTGCAAAAAAAGGATCCTAAAAAACGAACGATCGGAGTATGTAGAGGAACAACATTAGGTGTTGGAGGAAAAGGCAAATGTTCAAATTTACCAGAAAAATTATGTGCTGCTAAACCTAAAAGTTTTAAAGATTCCGACGAATTTCCATCGTTAGAGAATTGTTTAATCATAATTGATGAAGCTCATAAATTAATAAATCCCGAAAAAGATGATATACGATTTGCACCCATTATATTAAGAGGAATTCAAAGAGCAAACGATATTAAAGTTTTATTACTGTCTGCTACGCCAATAGATAAAGAACCATTCGAGATCGGAATATTATTGAATTTACTTAAAAACAAAAATTCTAAATATAGATTTCCACAATCGTTAAATAAAGATGGTACAATAAATCTAGAACAAACAAAAAAAGATTTTGAAAAAAAATTTTTAACTTTGAAAGATGGAGATTTAGTTCCTAAAAATTTAGATGAATTTCGAAAAAATTGTACAGGTCTTGTATCATATTATAATACTGAATTAGATTATACAAAATTTGCAAGAAAAATTTATGAACCTAATCAAAATGTAGTAATGCATAAAGATTTATTGAAAAAATATTATTTAGCTCGTAAAAAAGAAATTAATAATCTTAATAAAAAAAATCTTCATTTATCATGTGAATCTTTAAATAGTTGCGATCTAACTCGTCAATTATCCGATTATATATTTAATACAAAACTAAAAATAAAAAAGACAATCAAAAATATGCCCGAAAATTCACCTAAACTAAATCTATTACTTAATAATATTCAAAAAAATATCAAAATTGGAAAACAATTCGTTTATTCATATTGGGATAATTCTGGAGTATTAGCACTATCATATCTTTTATTAGACAATGGATGGCATGAATATACTGCTGATGAACTTGCTGATAACTACATTAAAAATGCAGGAACTAAAAGAAATGGTCATAAAGATGTAAAAGAAAAAGGATGGAAACCCGATTTCAAAAAAAAAATCCCAAATCGTAAATCATTCATTGTTCTTGGAAAAGGAGCAGTAGGTCATCCGGTAGATACGATCTGGAGAGAAACTTTATTAAAAATTATATTCAATCGAAACGAAAACAAAAAAGGTAAAGAAATAAATCTTATTATTGTAAATAAAAAATATTCTGAAGGAATATCATTAAAACATATGAGGACAGTACACATTATGGAACCACCTGAATCAATAGCATTAAAAAATCAAATTATTGGCAGATCTGTTCGTGATTGTTCTCATGTAGGACTTCCTTTTAAAGATTGGAATGTAAGAGTCTTTACATATTTTTCAGATATTCCAACAATTGGTACTATATCAGATAATCTATTGGATGAAAAAACACAAGAAACAGTATCAAAGGAAGATTTAGATAAATTCATAAATCATATTAAATCTAAAGAAAATTTTAAAATTCCATTTCGTACCCAAAATGGAAGCTTACTTAATGTAAATAAAGCAAAAAAATGTTTAGATGAATTTGATCAATGTATACACGAAATAAAGAAAATAGAGTCCAAAAATCCTGCTCAATTTAAAAAATTAATGAGATTATGTGATAATAAAAAAAATCTCTGTATTGTAAATGCTAAAATACGTCCTAAAGGAGAATCTTCAAATGCAATTGAACTTCCCGAAATAAAATATTCATTAAATGGAGGCAATAATAATTTTGGTAATATTATTGGTGGTGATAAAAGATTTCCAAAACCAAGAGGGAGAACGCCTAAAAATAAAGTTTGGGATTATCAAATTGGTAAATGGGTTGCGATTGATAAAATAGAAATCGAAAAACCAAAGGAAAAAAATACGAGAAAAAATGTTAAAAAAAAACCGAATGTGAAAAAAACAAAGAAAAATATAAAAAATAAGAAACAAAAATCAATAAAAGAAGAAAAAATTATACCAATACAAAATAATAATATTTGTGAATTCCAAAATTCCAAAAATTTAAGATCCAAATGTAACACTATAGAATTCTGTGATATTACTAATGACAAAAATACAGAATTTTGTGAAGAAATTGGTACAGATAGATCTTTAGATATTTTATCTCAAAAAAGAAATTTTGTCACCGATCAATTTTTAAAAATTATAAAGGAATCAGCGATTGATTGTGTAGTATTTAAAAATGCAAATGAATCATATTTAAAATGTTATCGTCCTAAATTACCAGCAAAATATAAAGAAACAAATGATATTAATAATAAGAAAAAAAATACTATAAATATCAAAATACCATCTTCCATTCTGAATATGAAACCCAAAAGAGAAAATGTAAATTGTTTGGAATATCAAAAAGATAAATGTAAATCAATGGATGATTGTTATTACACAGAACCCAATGCAATTTTAGGTCTAGCAGGAACAGATACTGGATGCAGATTTATTAATCCAGGAAAAATAAATTGCAATAATTTTGATTTAGATCAAAAAAAATGTAATAAATATAATTTCTATTGTAATTATCAGCCTGGAGATTTGATAAACCAATCAAAATGTAATTTTAAATTTAATCAAAATCTTAGAATTCTTAAAAATGCGATCATGTTTGGACTAAATGGTAATCCTCCAAATTATTCCCAACTTGATGATAATAATTGGGTCTATATCTTAGGAAATGTAACTCAAAATTTAATTAACCAAGAAATGATAAATTTAAATGATAAAATATTATTTATTAAAACAAATGATGATATGATTCTTATCATGGATCGTATTATATATATGTTTTATTATTACGAATCATCTAGAAAATATGCTTTACAAATATTAGAAACGATCCAATATTTTAAACAAAATTATCCATCTATTTGGGATTCATATCTTCAAAATAAATTAGCGACTATTATTAAAACATTAAAAATACAAACGGAAAAAAACCCACCTCAATATTTTACAGGACAAATAAACATAGATGGTGGTCCAAATCTTAGCATTAGTACAATAAAGAAATTAATTTCTAGTAATCGATTACATTTTCTGATCAAGATTTTTATTGATGATTTTGAATATTATATTGATACAAATGATTCCGTTTTTAAAAAACAGAAACCAGAAATTGATCTAAATATATTAGAAAAGGATAAGATATTTATTACTAAATTTAAATATCAAAATATTAATATCCAAATGGAATTTTTATTAGTAGGAAATAAAATAGATAAAGTAAATATGATCGTTTCTACAAAGGACATTGATATTAATAACTTATTTAAAAATATTGTTTTAAAAGAAACCGAATCTTCTGATGATGTATCTTCAGAATTGATTGTTCTTGAAAAAAAATCTTAAAAAAAATCAAAAAAAAAATCTGGAACTAATTTCAAAATAATATCTAAAAGTAAAAAAAAAACTATATCAAAAAAAGATAGTATAAAATCGAAATCTTCATCAAATATTAAGTCTAATTATTCCTATATTTCCAATAAAGGATTCCTTACTCAAGAACCAACAGAATCTACTTCCCGATCATAAGAATAAATGAATTTTTTAAATTTAATAAAAATTTTATTTATCACCATAAATAAAAATGAGTCATCTTTGTTTAGTAATGATTGTAAAGAATGAATCTAAAGTTATTGAGGAATGTTTGGATTCGGTACATCAATTTATAGATACGTGGGTCATATGTGATACAGGATCAAATGATAATACAATTGAAATTATTAATAATTATTTTAAAAAAAAAAATATAAAAGGGGAATTATATGAAGATGATTGGGTTAATTTTGGTTACAATAGAAGTCTTGCATTAAAAAGATCTAAATCTCTTTCTTCTTATTCATTAGTCATGGATGCTGATGATAGATTAATTGGAAATTTGATTATTCCTGATACTAAATGTACATGTTTTTCAATTAAACTTATACTAAATAACATAGAATATTATCGAAAACAAATTTTTAGAAATGATTTGGATTGGAAATATAAAGGAATTATACATGAATATCCAATGTATACAAAAAAATCTAAATTAGATAAAGAAGGAATAATACATAATTGTTACATAAGAGCTGGTTGCTTTGGAAACAGAAATAATGATAAATTACATAAATATAAAAATGATATAGAATTGCTATTAAAAGGATTAAATAATGAACCCAATAATACAAGATATTATTTTTATTTGGCAAATAGTTATAGAGCAATTCGTGATTATAAAAATGCAATCAAATATTACCAAAAAAGAATTTCTTTAAATAATTGGGATGAGGAAATATATTATTCTTTATATTCAGTCGCATTATGCAAAGAAAAGATGAATTTAAATTTTGAAGATGAAATAATATATGATTATTTAAGAGCATTTAATTTTAGAAATACTCGTTTGGAGGCATTATATAGAATAGTATATTTTTTTAGAAATAAAAAACAATATGATAAAGCATTTGCATATGGGATGCTAGGATATTTAAATAAATATCCTAAAGATGATAAATTATTTATAGATATTCCTATTCACACTTATAAATTTAAAGATGAATTATCTATTTCAGCATATCATTGTGGTTTTTATAAAATATCAATTTCTTTAATAAATGAAATTATTAAAAATAATTCAAAAAATATTTCAAAACAGAATTTGGATCGTATTATTAAAAATGCTGAATTTTGTAACCAAAAAATCAAGAAAAATCAATAAAATAAATAGAATAATTTATTAAAAATACTATTAATTTTTTTATAAATTATATTATATATGGAATTTAAATTTAAAGTGATATTTGATAACATATTAAATGAATATGTTATGAAAATTATAGCAGATCAAAAAAATATAAATTATAATTACTATGAAAATATAATATTGATTGCAAAATCTACATTTTTACCAAATAATTATTTTCAAATAAAAATGAATAAAAATGAAATAATTGAAATTCCATTTATTTCACTTAGATTATCCAAAAGAAAATTTAAAAATGATTATTTAAATAGAAAAAAATATGAAGTTGTTGGAAAATATAATGATATATTTTATCCAATTTGTTTGTTGTATATAAAAGTATAATTTAATTACTTTTGATCTTCTTAAAGATCTTCAACATTTTTTTTTATAGGAGGTGTATCATATTTTTGTTGTAATATTTTTTTATCATAAAAATTATTAATTTTAGGGAAATAACGAATATAATAAGTTTTACCCGTTTCATTTTCAATTAATTGAGTATCATATTTTTGATCTTGTCCTTCTTGTTGGTTGTCAAATTTCACTTTATAGATTTGACCAACGCACATTTTAAATTCATCAAATAAATCGTTTTTTCTTTTGGTTAAAAGATCTGATGGTCCATCTTTAATTTTAATCCATGTTTTGGATTTATCATCATAAAATCTCCATCCACTTATAACACTTGATTTCTCTAAAAATCTCTTTTTATTATAAATATCATTTTTTACATAATCGTTACGAATACAATACTCATCTTGATTTTTTTTATTAATAATATCATTTAAAAAATAATTTTCTTTTTGTAAACTATCCAGAATAATTTTCCATTTTTTATATTCATCGTTATTTAGTGTTTCTGCACTTACAGATGTTATCCTATGATCTTCTTTTTTTAAAATTTTATCTTTAGATACTAATTTAATGAAATTATCTTTAAATTTGACTTTATATTTATCCTTATCATAAATTTTTTGGATAGTGACTAAAATCCAATTTCCTTTCATAAACACAAAACCTCTATCATTTATATTAGGTCCAAATGATTTATTTCTATCTGGATTTGTTTTGGGTACTACACTATTTGGACCAAAATCTTTTGTTTTTGATTCGCTATTAATAGTATATTCAATTTTATAACCATTATAATTAATCTTTAATATTTTTCCTTGATATTCCTTAGGAGATCCTTTTTTTAAAGTTACAATGCACCTATCATTAATGTTTATTAATTTTCGGAATCTTTCTAATTCAATATTATTATATATTTTTTTATTTTTATCATTAATGACTTGATATCGAATATTTTGTAAAATATCAATAATTTCTCCAATTTCATTTTTATTCTGATTCCTATTAATTAAATATTCCTCGCCGATTCTATAAAGAGAATTACCTTTTTTATTAAATCTTTTCATATATTATTTTTGTATTATGATTAGAAATTTTAAATTTATAAAATATTGAAAACAAAAATTTTTTTCAAAAATAAAATGTAAAGTTTAATCAATAAGAATATGAAACAAATATTGAATTATTGTCAGATTAATATTTTATTCCTTATAATAACATGTAAAAAAAATAATTTTAAAAAAAATCATTTTCAAAAATTAAATAATTCCTTATTTTTAATTGGTGATTTGAATCTAAACACTAAATATAAAATTATTGATGATACATTATTTGTTCGTGCAAGTGATACTTATTTGGGACTTCCAGAAAAAATAATTATGGCATTAGAAGCATTTTTAGTTTTACCAGAATTAAGTAAATATACACATATCTATAAAATAGATGATGATAATCAAATAAAATATAATCAAATTTCTACAATCAAAAAAATATGTAAAAAAATAATTACAAAAGAAATAAATAAAGCAAGAAATAAAAATGATAAAATAAAAGAACAATTAATTCTAAACTCTAATATTTTAGATAAAAAACAATTTGTAGATTTTGATTTATTTCGGATTATTCAAAATCATTCATTTTGTGGGCAAAAAATTCATCGTGGTAAAGGATCTGGGAGATGGCATTTTAAATATAAACATAATCCAGCCGAATATTGGAATTTAAGAGAATATAAAGGAGAATGGACACAAAGATGTGATGGAGGATGTGGTTATATATTAAAAAGAGATATTATACATAAAATTAACAAAATCTATCATTCCAATAATTTAGATATATTAAGAAATCAAGAAGTTTATGAAGATGTAATGATAGGCAAATTATGCTACAAATTTAATTGTTTACCTAAAAAGATTCCTAAAGACTATTGTATAAACATTGGTGATAAATAGTTAATTTTTATAATTATAACAAATATTTAATTTAACAATGTCTATTATATTAAATAATTAATTTGGAATAAGTAATCTATATTTATATGCGTTTGTTTTGAAAACCACAGAATGATCTATACTGGAATAATGAAGTTCATAATATCCTAATCTAAAAGGCGTCAATGTTAAAAACCCAGTAGTTTTACCACACAATTTTTTGGAAACTTCACTTATTTTAATTGTTCCATTATTTAAAATGTTTCCAATCAAATTTTCCTTTTTCCATTGAATACAATCATTATGACAATTATCTATATATCTCCAATAAAATCTTCCCCAAATGTTAAAACCATCTTGTTTATCAATAATCATAACTCCTTGTGCCCATTTATATGGGAAATACTTTGAACATTTTGGAAATATTAATTTATAATCCTCAATAAACCATTTTCCAATAACTAATCTTGGATCAGAATTTGTAATAAAATCAAATTCTCTATCATTATTGTTTAAAATTAAATTATTCATAATTGAAAATATGGTATAATTGAATATTTTATTTTTTTCTAAATATTTTAAATATTATTAAATTATCCATCAATACTATTTTTTAATGCTTTTTTTTTCAAATGTTTTTCTTTTTTATCAATTTCATCATTTTTCTTTATTTTATTTTCAGATATTTTTTTATAAATTAAATATTTATTTAACATTTCTAGTAAAATCTCTTCATCCATAGATTCACATTTAAATTTCTTTTGTTTGAAATAATTAATTTTTTCTTCTATGTTAATATCATTTTGCTCAAAACATCTTTTATAAAAAGAAAGTCCAAGATCAATATTTTCCATATGTTCACCATAAAATACAGCAATACCAGAATTGATTGCCATTCGTGTATAATTTTTTTTTGGAAGTTTCATATTTGCCATATTTAATGAAATTTCATATGTCTGTAATCCTTTCTTTATATTTTTTTTATTTTCATCAACATCATTATTATCAACTTGTCCTCTAGATAAATATAGATCAGCTTTTAATTTCAAAAGAGCACAAATATTTTCAACATTATTATCTTTGATTAATTCAAGACATTTTTCAATTTTTTCTAATATCATTAATGTAAAATCAAATAAATCTTTTCTATCTTTTTCAATATTTTTCTTAATTAAATCCTTATATTCAAAATCTACATCCTTTTTTTTTTCAATAATTGAATAGTAACCTCCTAGTCTTGCTCTTAATGAATTCAGGCGATTTCCAGCTCCTAAACTCAAAAATGAAATTGTATCAAAATCTATTTTATCGATTTTTTCAATATAAGGTAATATAAAGTCTAATATATTTTCATGCTGATTAATTATAGCATTGAAAGATGCCATATAAAAAAGTTCTTCTTTGGTATAATTCATTATATATATGCTAATTATTTTTTTTTTTTTTATTTAATTTTATAGATAATCTTTTTCATAATTATCAATTTATTAATTTAATTATAGATTGTAAATCTCTTATAACAATTTATAATCAAATTAACACATCTGTCAATAAAAAAAAAAAAATATTTATATATTATATAATCTAATGTTTGATACCAAAAGTTGTATCTCCATATCTATTATTGTTATTATTATTTTATGTGTTATGATTAATGAAAAAATGAACCAAGAAGATAATTATCAAATAAATGGTGATGAAGGATATCGAAATTATAATGCCCATGCATCTCTTATTCCTAGTTGGGAACATCAATATGGAGACTATTTACAATGTTATCCTTATTATAATTATGTGATACCAAGAATTTGGCGTGGGAAAAATTGGATAGGTAAAACTAATTATAATAACTATTATCCGCTATAATTGATTAAAAATTTTTAATTTTATTGATTATCATCACTTAATTTTTTTAAATTAAGATAAGTATTTCTACCTAGATATAGACCTTCCTCTGCAAATTTATCAGCAAAATTATTTCCAATAGAGAGAAAATCCTTATTATTAGTATGTGCTTTAACATGCAATAATTGTATATTTGGATGGTTTTCTAAAATGGGAACAATTTTCTGAATTAAATCAATATTTTTTCTTAAGTTATTATTTTGGTCTAACCATTGATTTAATTTCCAATTTTTATACCATATGGTTGTGGATTTCAAGGAATATTCAGAATCACTATAAATTTTGATTTTTATATTTTTATTTTTTTCTTTTTTGATAATATTTAATAAAATAAGTAAACATTGATAGATAGCGTAGAGTTCAGCTCTATTATTAGTAATATTTGAATCAATGAATGGTAATTTGCGATTCCTTAAATCATTTGATCCAAAATATATTCCAATTCCACCATATACTTTTTTATCTATTGTTCTACAGCTTCCATCTGTGAATACAATTATACTATCATGATTTTCCAAAAAATTATTTTTATTATCTAAGTTTCCATGTTTTAAAAAATATTCTGCATCTTCTTTTTTTTTAAATTTTTTAAATATAGCATTAGGAAATCCTTGAACATTTATTTTACATTCATTCCAATTATTAAATATGCCAGTTTTTTTACCTTTATGTACTGAATAATACATTTTTAAATATTTTTATTTAATAATAATTTTCAATTTTTTATGATTTGAACATTTTATCATTCAAAAACAATGCATATTTTATATTATAAGGCTCAATTGGTAAAGGATAATATAATTTTTTAAATAGCATATTTAGGAAAGCTGATTTTTTTTCTTTTTTGGTAATTCGTTTTTCAATGGCAATAATTTTCTTTTTATACATATCTAACTCTAAATGTATCTGATGGAAAATTCTTTTCCTATACAATATAGAATAAATCTTTTTCTTATCTTTTGTGGTTAATTTATCTTTTTTGCACATTTGTTTATATAGATCATTTTTAGGATCTAATTGTTTTAGAGTGGCAAATACATGTGAAACTTTCTTTTCATCTAAATCTTCACAGAAACCTTTTTCTCTCCAATATTTGGGAGATGTTAAATTTATATAATCATCACGAATTTGGAAAAATCTTCCAATATTTTTAATTAGTAACATAATTTGGTCTCTTTTATATTTATTGATTTCACCTTTAGAATTTGCATAAGTAACAAAGCATAATTTGGCTGATAAATCAAAAAGAACTCCTGTTTTATTATCAATCATAAATAAATATTCATCCATATTAGGAATATATCCTTCTTTGGTCCAAATAATATCATATCCTTGTCCTATATGAATTTGACGAATTGCTTGAATGTAAAGTTCTAATATTTTGTTCCTAACTAATATTGGATATTTTTTATGAACGTTTTCTAATATTTGGAATATTTTTAAATATCCAGCATTCAATGTTAATGGCATTCCATAAACTAAATGTGCACATTTTTGTCCTCTTCTTTTTAAAGATCCATCTTCAATATCATCAATTACAAGAGTACAGTTATGAAAAATATCTACATCTTCAATTAATTGAGGGCTTAAATTTTCATTTTTATTATTTAAAAGACTTTGAGTATAATTATAAATTAATGCTCTGGTATTTTTACCACCTCCTTTTAAAGTATAATCTACTGGTTCAATTAATTTTTTATTGTCAAAGTCATATTCTTCTTCATCAATTTCGTCAAAAATATTATCAATTTCATTTTTTTTTATTTCATCTTTACTCTTTGCGAAATTAGATCCAAAAAAGTAAAATATCAAAATTGCAATGATAATTACTACAATTACCCTAAAAATGTAATTTTCCATTTATATATAATATATAGAAAAATTTAATCTTATATTTTATAATTAAAATATTTATTCATCATGAAAAATAATTATCATCTTACATCTAATAATTGAATATAAATTATAATTATATCACTTAAATTAATAAATCTTTTTTTTTTTATTTTCTTTTTTAATACTATTGTTTATAATTCATGTTCAAAATCTTAGCGAAAAAATTACCTTTTAGAAAAATCTCAAATAATCTTAATAACCTTAATATTTACAACCTTCATCAAAAAAAAAAATATCATTCATCATTAGATCTAATTTTCAGTAATAATTATAATGAATTTAAATCATATAAAAAATATGCAGCAGGTGTACTCTTATTATCTTATCATCCTATTTATGGTGAAATAATACCATTATTTTATAATCATAAACGTTTTAATGGATGCTGGGAATTTCCAGCAGGTAAATGTGAAACATATCATCATTCTTCTGCCGATACCGCAATTAAAGAGTTATTTGAAGAAACATGTGGAACAATTTTGTGCGATATTCATTATTTAAGTAAACAAAATTTTATTATTTCATTGGACTTTAAATATATTTTATTCTATTTATATATTCCTTTATACATTTTAAATAAAAATATTTTTTTTGAAAATCGTTCTAAAATAAATAAATCTTATTTCCACGAAAATAATAAAAATTTATATCCATATTTGGAAATGTCAGATTTTCGATTTGTTAAATATGATACATTACAAAAAAATCTAAGTAATAATAAATTTATTCATGAAACATTATGTAATAATAAAATAGAAATACCAAGATTAGAAAAATCATTTCTATATTTTGCGAAATATAGTTTTACTAATAGATCTGATTACAAATTCATAAAAGAAAATGATAATACAATTTCTTTAATTAATTCTCATAAAAATTTTTCAATTATTAATGATCTAAATCTAAAAACATATTTAATTAAATAATATCCTCTTGAAAATTAAGATTATTATTAAAAAAATCACTTTTATATTTTAAATTTTTTAAAATTAAATTTTCTATATTTTTCGATGGATGATTTAAAACTATTTTATCGAATTCTTTTATATCTTTTTCGCTTTGCTGTAATTCAAATTTTTGTATAGTAACTTTTATATTACTATTTTTAGTATTATTTAATACATTTATTATGTTATCATTTTTGCTATCCATTATATATTTATATTATTAATATTTTTTTTATCATCTTAACATATTTTTAAATATTGTTTTGAATAATGAATATTTAAAAATAAAAAATTTTTTTTTTTAATGAAGATATCTATAATAAAATGGATAAAAAATCGAATAAATCTATTTTTAAAAAAATTATTTCTATACTTCATGAAGAAAAATTAGTACCAAAAAATGATTCATTCAATGAATTATTATTAAATATTCAATTGCTATCTGAAGAAAAAAAAGATGATATCCTCAATTTACTTATTGATACTAACGAACCTGAAGAAGGAAAATCTTCAGAAATTGAACCTACAAAAATTGCCCCACCTGATAGTGAAATCAGTTCAAATGTTGATTTTACAAAATCAAGATCTAGTGGCGGACCTGATGTATCAAATCCACTTAATTCTCTAGGAAGCTATAGTTCTGGATCTAAATTTTTTATAGGTCAAGTTTTAATAAATAATCAGCATACAAAAGGCACTACCAATTCATATGAAGTTGAATCAGATCCTAGAAAAGTTCCAAATAATGTAAATGATTCACCAATAATAGAAGATTTAAATCAAAATAATACAAAACAAGAAGATTTAAATCAAAATAATACAAAACAAGAAGAAATAATTTCAAATAAACCAATCAAAAAAAATACATGGAAAATTAAAACATTGAATCAAGATATTAACGATTTTTTACTAAATAATTTTCCTATAGATTCCATAAGTCCCGGATTAAATTTAGAACATCCATCTACTCCAGAAAGTCATTTTGTTCCAGGATCAGATGGAATAAATACAGTTAATTTATATATTGGAAATTATGAAAAATTAATTTTTGATTCGAATAGTATCTCAAAGATTTCGAATGATAATGATATTTATAAAAATTAAAAACCAAAATCTTTTAATTCATCTAATTCTTCTATTGTACAATCTTCATCTTCATAATCTTCATAATTTTCGAATTCAACTTGCCATCGTAATACGCATCCTATACCTCCAAATCCTTTACAAAATTGTGTACCAATATTTGTTGAATCTGAAACGATTTCCAATGTTGTTCCAAATGATTTATAATTTTCTACGAACCAATCCAATAGTGATTCCGTTTTTACTGAAATGATATCTTTAATAGTGCCAAAATCTTGATTTTCACCATTTAAATATTTGATTTCTTCAATATCATCTTTTTTTTTAATTGTATATCTATATAAATCCAAATCCTGAAAAATTATTAATATTTCAACTGCCCCTTGTTCTAATGCATTCATTGTATCCTCGATTCCAAAACAATATTTTCCTGTATCTGTGGAGATTTCGTGAAAAAATTTGTCTATAACTTTTTTTTCTTGCACATATCTTAAATCACCTAGTGTTGAACCTATTAATTCAATCGCTTGTTGAAAACCATTTTCACCTCCATATGATACGTCCACTAATTTTATAATTTTTTCTTTAATTCTTTTATCCAATAATGGTGATATACTTAATACATTTTTAATTTCTGCTGATCCTGCTATAAATAAACCTTTAATATTCAATTTATCATTTTGTATAAAACAATTAACTGCATTTTCAGCTACTTTGCGAACATAGTTATGTCTTGCTTCTAATCGTAAACGAGCAAAACGTAATGCTGATTGACCTCCTCTTCCATGTTTTTTTGGTAGAGAAACACTAAATTGTGATATAATATTTTTAATATTTCCACTTAATGTTGCAAAAAGTGCTCCATTACCATCTACTACTATAAAACCATATTTATCATCATCTTCTAATAAATATTCTAATGCTTCAGTATGAAAATGATTATCACAAACATAAAGTTTCCTAGTTAATGGCTTTGATGGTTCTAAATCTACTACTAATTTTCTAATTTTACCCTCACTATTGATAATTTCTCCACAAAATAATGCTAATCCATTTGGTGGTGTTTCTGTAAATGTCTTTAATCTTGTTTGAGCTGATGTAATCGCCGATAACACCGATAAACGATTCACTCTACTTTTAATATTTACTGCCGTCCCATACTCTTCTGTTAACATTTGTTTGATTGGATTTAATGAATAATCTTTTGGTACCATTATTGTTACGACACTAGTACCATTTCCCTTACATAAGGACAATTTTTTGATTAACCTCTTCACTTTCCATTTTTCAATATCCATTATTATTTTATTATTTTAAATTATTTTTATATAATTAGTTACAAAATTATATATATAAGGATTTTTTTTTAGATAATATTGCTATTTAAAGAAATTAATTATATTGACATATGTAAAAAAAAAATCACATTTCATTTTATAGCTAATGTTAATGAACACTAAATTAATTAAGTATCTCCCATGTTGTGATAATTATTTACCATTTAATTTGGAATTCAATTATTATCAAACTATAATCTTAGCATTATTAATTAATATTCAAAAAAATAGATGTTTTAATTCATCCATCATTTTATCTATTTTATTCTTTTTCCCAGCCGCTTTAAAAAAATGTGATGATAAAAAAATTAATATTATAAGTTTGATTTTTATACTTACAATTGCTAAAAAAACTTATTACAAACCATTATTTTCAATAATATTTTATTCATTAATAACTGCTTATTTTGATTTTCCAATCTTTGAGGATATTTGTTCCGAAAATAATCAAATTAATATTATACAAAATATAATACAAAAATTAAAATATGGACCTATTATTCTTAAATATTCAAATACTAAATTCATGATCTTTATATTATCTGTTTTTCTTAATCTTGTCATCTTAACATTTGGAAATAATTTATTTGAAATTATTATTAATTTATCAACTTTCCTAATATTCACATTCCAAAGAATTTTATTACCACATTCAAATAAAAAATTACTTCATTCAGAAAATATAAATAATAATTTAAAAAATATTCTTAATAATATATCTTCTTTCTTTTTTATTTCTTCTCCATCTATTAAAACATTAAAGAATAATTCTAAACTTTTAAATAAAAATATTAATGATATTTCTATTAGCAATATTCGAAAAAAAGATCTTAAATTTTTTGAACCCAATTGGTGGAAACAAAATCAATTAAAATCATATTCCATAAAACTTATTAAATTAATATTTATGATTTTAATCATTGAACAAATCATTTCAAAAAAAAAAAAAAAAAAATAATTTATTTTTTTTTTTTTTTTTTAATTTAAATTTTTTTTTTTTTTTATTATAATTTTTTTCTAATTTTTTTA